AATTTACGAGTTAAAAATAAACGAATCTTTGAACGATGAAAGCGAAGTTTCTTATGTGGCTTTAGTTGATGAACCTGCTATCCAAAAGGACTTCCTGGCTTTTAAGTTTGTAGAACCTTCTAAAGGTGAAGATGAAAACGAGTTTATTCCAAGGTGTGTAAAATATATCATTAACGAAGGGAAGGGACAAGAACAAGCGGTTGCTATTTGTTATTCAATTTGGGAGCAACATTTTAAAGGACAAAATACTTTAGACATTTACGGATATAATCCTACACATTTTTATATGTGTGCTTTAGCTACTAAAACATTTCAGCATTTAGTAAGTATGAATGTAGGAGTAGATGAGCAAGGAATGATAAGGTCTGCTGCACAAATTGCTGATTCAATATTCAGGATAGAGAAAAGCGTAATAGATAGCAATGTTGCTACTACTGAACAGGTAAACGAAGCAGTTATTTTGTTAGATGACTTTGTAGATTTAATGGGTGAGATTGATAGGCTTGTAGGGATGCAGCACGATGTTTCTTTTATGAATAACCATATAGAAACAATAAAAAGCTATTTGCCTAAAATGCAGTTTGAATCTTACACGGACTATCCAAAAGCAGCAGTTGAGAATGCAAAGATTGCTTTAAGATATGCAGAAGAAAATGGATGGGGTTCTTGTGGCGAAGCTACAGGCAAAAGAAGGGCTAATATGTTGGCTAATAATGAGCCTTAAAGCCGTGAAACGATAGCAAGAATGGCTTCATTTGAAAGGCATAGACAGAACTCACAAAAGGATTTAGGGGATGGATGCGGAAGGTTGATGTGGTTAGCTTGGGGTGGTGATGAGGGCATAGAATGGGCATCAAGGAAACTGAAAGAAATAGACAAGCAGAAGATGAACTTTCAGATTATAAGCGAAGATGAGCATATAATTTCAGGACCATTAATGATAGCCGATGAACTTATCTATCGTAACAATGACAAGTTCGGTGAACATTACGTTAAATTCTCTGCAGATACCATTCAGAAGATAGCTATTAAATTTTCTAAAAAGAAATATCAGTCAAACGTTAATTTGATGCACGACCCTAACCAAAAGGTTCAAGGGGTTACAATGTTTGAATCATTTATAGTAGACAAGAAAAGGGGAATCCTACCAATGCAAGGCTTTGAAGATGTAGCAGATGGTTCTTGGTTTGGTTCTTTCTATGTGGAAAACGAAGAAGTATGGAATAAGGTTAAAGCAGGGGAATTTAGGGGTTTCTCAGTAGAAGGTTTATTTGATTATGAAGAACCTAAAACACCTGAAGAACAAGCACTTCAGAAAATATCTGAACTTTTAAACGCAATTTCTTAACTAAAATAATATCATAATTTATGCAACCAAAAGAAATAATTGAAAAATTGAGATTAACCTTTAACGAATTGGTTAACAATCAACCTGCTCCTGTGCAATTAGCAACTGCTAAACTTATGGATGGTACTGAAGTAGAAGTAACTGAACTTGCCGTAGGTGGTATCGTAACTATTCAAGGCGTTCCTGCTCCTATTGGAGAGCATCAACTTGAAGATGGAACTATCATTGAAGTAGGCGACAACGGAGCAATTACTGAAATCAAAGCACCTGAAGTGAAAGAAGAAGTTGTTGTTGAAGATATGAATGCTTTGTTTAGTGCGTTTCAAGCATCTACCAACGAGAAGTTTGCTGCTTATGAGCAAAGATTTGCAGATTACGAAACAAAGTTAAACAACGCAAATTCAATCATTAATCAGTTGCTTGATGTAACTAAAACATTGGCAGAAACTCCTACAGGAACTCCTGACCAAGCGGTTAAAACTCAAAACAATTTTAAAGTAGAAAAGGAAGAAAAGAATTATTCAGTTCTTTTCAGTTAATTAATAACAATTAAAAATTAAATAAAAATGGCATTATCATTTACAGGTCTGAGTGCATATACTAAACAATTAACTCAACCATTACTTACTTCAGCCGTTATCGGTGCAAAAACTCAACAACTTATACTTGACAATGGTATTGTGTTGACAGGTGTTAAAGGTCCTACTGCAATTCCTTTGATGGATACCGATGCAGTATTCGCTACACAATCTTGTTCTTTTGATGCTTCAGGAACAACTTCATTCTCTCAAAGAACAATCGTTCCTGGAAAGATTAAGGTTGAGGAGAAGATTTGTCCGAAGGATTTGGAAGCTTACTTCACAATGGAAGCACTTCGTGCAGGTTCAACTTACGAAGATTTCGGTAACGCTGATTTCGCTGCTGCTTACCTTGCAAAGAAGAACGCAAGAATTTCTTCTCAACTTGAAACTGCAATTTGGCAGGGTGATTCTGCAAGTGCAACTGCTAACTTGAATAAGTTCAATGGTCTTTCAAAACTTATCAATGCAGGTTCTCCTGTAGATGCTAACGTAAGTGGTTACACAGGCGTAAGTGGTGCTGCAATTGCTACCATTACTGCTTCTAACGTAATCGCTGCAACTGAAGGTATTTACAAAGCTATCCCTGCTGAAGTTATGGCGAAGGGTGATGTAAGAATCTTCGTAGGTTACGATTGGTTCAGATTGCTTGTTCTTGCTTACAGAGCGTTGAATATGTTCAGTTACAATCCACAAGACGCAAACTTTGAAGGTTTCATTTTGCCTGGTACAAACGTAAAGATTGAGCCTGTAAATGGTTTGAACGGAACAGGAGATGCTTTTGCTATTAGCCTTTCAAACTTGTGTATCGCAGTTGATTTGGAAGCAGAAGAAACAAACTACAAATTGTGGTATTCTGAAGATAACAACGATGTACGTTTCCGTGCAGAATTTAAGGTAGGTGTTGACGTAGCCTTCGTTTCTGAGTGTGTGAAGTTTATGTCTGCTATCTAATTTTAAAATAAATTATCTAATCAAAAGGGTGGTGCAAAAAACACCACCTTTTTTTAAAACTTATAACTATGCCGTGTGCACTTAATTCGGGCTACTCTATTGATTGTAGGGAGTCTATCGGGGGAATCCAAGCAATTTGGCTGATAGAAAATTCAGCCCTTTATGATGCTTCAGGTAATTCAAGAGTTTCTGAATCTTCAGGAACGGTTACAGGAATGACTAAAGCAAGTGGTAAAAGATTTTACAAGTTTGAAGTTCCAAGAGCAACTGCTTCTGCTTCTTCTAACTTAACAGGTTCACAAGAGAATGGAACTATCTTCTTTACTCACCAAGTTATGTTCCCTATCAATTCTCGTAACGCTTCTATCCGTAACATAATTACAACTTTAGCGAAAAATCGCTTAACCTTTGTAACTTTGGATATGGATGGAACTTATAGAATGTATGGTAAATCATTCGGTTTGTTCCTTGATACAACTGAAAGTGGAAGTGGAACGGCTCCTGGAGATAGACAAGGTTCAATGCTTACCTTCACATCACAGGAAACTGAAGATTTCTTGGTAGTAAGTGCAAGTGTTGCTGCGAATTTAGAAGTAGCAGGTTAATAAATAAAAATAAAAAATAGGAAAGCCGACCGATTAAAAAGTCGGCTTTTTTTAGGTTATGATTGTACTAACAAAAGGCGAAACGAAAAACATATATTTTACAGGTTCGGAAAGTGCTATACTTACCGACCCATACTTTTTGTTTATATTTACTAATAGAATTACGCAGGAAGTGGTAAAGTTTGTTGTTACTAACGAAAGTACAACTTTAAGGTATGATGTTTTTGAACTTGATGTAGACCAATATTTTGAAGATGCGGAAACAGGCTTTTGGACATATCAAGTTTATGAACAAGCGAGTTCAAACAATTTGAATCCTACAGGACTTAATCAGGTTGAAGATGGTTATATGTATTTAAATAGTGCAATAACATTTGAACCTACAACTTATGATGAACAAGATAATTCATTTATAACATACAATGGATAATTACAAGCATATTGTTTTGGCTTTTGACCAAGCACAACAACCGAAATTTACTGAAAAGAAAAGTAAGGGATATGTTGAATTCGGAAAAGATAATGACTATCCGAAGTATTTAATTGACCTTTATTCTGAATCTCCTAAACACGGTGCAATTGTAAAGGGGAAGAGTAACTACATTTACGGAAAAGGTTTTGAAGAAGCAGGAACTGCTAATAGTTTAGAATCTTGGAATGACATTCTAAAGAAGTGTATTAAGGATGACGAGTTATTTAGGGGTTATTATCTTCAAGTAATTTGGAATAGAGCAAAGCAAGTAAGCGAAGTTTACCACATAGATTTTGCAAAGGTTAGGGTTAGCAAAGACCTTCAAACATTCTACGTTAAAAACGATTGGAATGATATGCGAGAAAAGCCAAGAGAATACGAGGCTTTTAATGTTAACAATCCTTATGGCAGTCAAATATTTTACTATAAAGAATACAATCCTGTTTCTGAAATCTATCCTTTGCCTTCTTACTATCAAGGGTTAAATTACATTGAATCGGACATAAAGGTTTCAAGGCATATTCTTGGAAACGCTAATCAAGGGTGGGTTGGAACTAAACTTGTAAATCTTAACAATGGCGACCCTATCGGAGAGGAAAATAAAGGTGAAGTTGAAAGGGATTTGTTAAAGAAATTTACAGGTTCAGAAGGAAAGCGTGTTGTAATAATGTTCAACAAGTCAAGGGATAACGCAGCAGATATTCTTGATTTAGGAACAACGATGTTGACAAAAGAAGATTTTACTAATGTCAATAATTTAATTCAGCAAGAAATCTTTGCTTCGCATCAAGTTACAAGTCCTACCTTATTTGGTATTAAGACCGAAGGGCAATTAGGAGCAAGGAACGAAATAAGGGATGCTTACGAGATTTTCAATAATACATACGTTCAAGAAAGGCAGAAGGAGTTAGAAGTTATATTTACCAATTTCAGAAATCTTAAAGGCGAACAAGGGGATTTTGTTATTCAACCTGTTGAGCCTTTGAAGTTTGAATTTACTGAAGCTATAGTTTCACAAAATTTAACGCAGGATGAAATACGTGAGTTAATGGGTAGAGAACCTATAGACAATGCAATTAAAACACAAGCACAAATTATTTCAGATAACATCAATGCTTTAAGTCCTTTAGTTGCTAATAAGGTTCTTGAATCAATGACACCTGATGAAATAAGAAGCCTTGCAGGTTTAGTTCCTGTTCAACAATCTACAGGTACTGCAACGGCACAAGAGCAACCTACACAAATGAATGATTCAATTAAGAATCTAACAGGCAGACAATATCAAAACGTAATGAGAATAGTTAGGCAGTTCGGAAACGGCAAACTAACTAAAGGTCAAGCTACTTTGATGCTAAAGAACGGATTCGGTTTTACTGATGCAGATGTTAATACTTTTCTTGGTGTAGATGATGACCCTTTAACCGATGACGAAATAAGTAAATTCTCAATGGATGCAGATGAACTTCTGCTTCAAGAATTTGCTTCCTGTGGTTCGGATAGGAGTTTATATTCAATAACTGAAACAAGGTCATTTAATGGCTTTGAAATGGCTTTAAATCAACTTCAAGCGGATGTTCTTTCATTGATTACAAAACAACCATTGATTGCACCTGAAGTGATAGCAGAAACTTTGAAGAAGCCTTTAAAGGATATTGAAACTACTATCAGCGAATTGGTAGGTAATAAAATTATTACCGAAAAAAAAACATTAATCGGTGAAGATGAAGTAGTAAGAAGGTATGTTAATAAGCCTGTTTCTGAACTTCCTGGAAAGAGTTCAA